GTCTTCTCTATCTGCGGCAGCCGCACTTTTAGTATACATTACTTCAATATAATGCTGGAAGGCTTCATGTAAGGCTTTACCAAATACCGTATGTACACTTGGGGTGTATTTCTTATGACCATCTCGGTACTGTAAGGCCCATTGTTTAGGACACTTTTTCCACATAGAATATTGTGAATATGAAATATTCTTTTGAAAAGCATAATTAACTTCTCTTTTAGGAGTTTGTTGGATCTCCTTTACTATAGCTGGTGTTTTAGACATTTATTTTTTCCATTTATCTCTGCCAACCAACAAACCAATTATACCATAATTAGCCACATCTAAAAATGTGTCTTCCATTCCTTCACCTTTTACAAAACTTTTACCATTCACCAATAAATTTCTTAATCTGGATACTTTATCAGTTAATCTAATAGCTAATCCTGTTAGTGAAAATTTTTTATCATCTTTTTTGGTTAAATCTCCTCCTAATGAAATATTCTGTAGACCATAGTCTAAATGTTTACGAGCGAAGGTTTCATACATTTCATCTGTGATGTTTCTAAATTCTTTAGCTAATTCAGGATATTCACTTACAAAAAGTTCAAGTGTATCTTCTATTTCAAGTCTTTGTTCTAAGTCATAACCTGCACAAGGTGAGGCTTTTCTTGATTCTACTAAATCTTCTATGAATTTATCTTTCATGGGAAATATTTTTTAATTGCTTCTAATCTATCATCCGCTTCAGCTAGTAAATTTAATGCTTCTGTTGCATCTGCTAAAAAATCATTTGCTGTGTGATCACCAATCCCTACTGCTTGATTTTCTAATAAATCTAAAGCCATTAATGCTTTTTCTTTATCTGCTAAAGCTTGGGATTTTAATGCTGTTATAACTTTACTTTTTTTCATTTTGTGTATTTATTAAATGCTTTACTATAAGCTATACCCGGGGGCATATTTTTTCTATCCATCCAATCCAAAGCTTTATCTCTTACTTTTTCTTGAATACCTAAACTATAAGCTTTATGTAATATTTCTTCTACTTCTTTGGATTCAGTCATTTAAATAAGGGTTTTATCTCTTTACTATCTAAACCCATCTTGTATAAAGTTTGGGTTATTTCATTTTTACTCATTATGTGAATATACGAAAGGGCTTCTCGAGATCCAACCTCAAAGTAAGAAGAAATATGTTCTATTAGTTCTTTATTGGGTTGTTTTAATTTTGATTTTATATATTGTAACCAAATTTTGTTTTTTTGGTATCATCTCTTTATAAAAATTGTATATTTCTTTTTTATTATTTGGCATTAAACCTTGTGCATAATCCGCGATTTCAACGTAGTATACGTGCATACTAATGAATCTGTGCACCATATATGAATTAAAATTTTCCCAGTCGTTATTCGTAAACTCTGTACTTGGTGTTTTATACAAAGTTATATGATTTAACCAATCAAATATATTTTTTATTTTATCTTTTTTTGGATCTTTCATATGCTTCTTTCATAGTTAACCCACATTCTTCAGGTTGGAAACCTATAATCATCCCTTCATCGTTAACACTTAAATCATCTTTAGATGAATTAAACCAACAATCTGAGTGATAATGGGCTCCCCAACCATTGAATAGTAATTGGGTTTTCATTATTATTTTTTGAATGCCCTTTCCTAACATTATATAGAAATATCTTCGTATTCTGCCCTTAATTCTTTAGGTAATGAATCTTTTATTATTTTTTTAGTTTCTAAATCATAAAAAACAGGTATTGGAAGCATTGCATCTTCATCTGTTCCTGCTACAAATTTTGATACTTTCCTAAGTACGAAGGCTTGACCAAATAATTTCCCCCCATCAAATCCTTCTATTGATGTAGTATTTGCAAAATCGATATTTAATTGTTGTTGTTGATTGTTCATAGCTTTTGATATTTGAATTGTTTAATTTTAAATTCTGATTGTGTTGGTGTTATTGTATTTATATTATAATCAACATGATTATTAATAATCACATTCATTGTTTTCCCTCTTAATTGGGACATTGTTTTTTTATCTGTTATTTTTCTAACTAATCTATCATTGAAATAAATTTCAATTGTGTCTTTAACCCATAAACAAGCATATCTGTTATATGTTTTAGATGGATTTAAAAATCCTAACCAGTGCTTTTTACTTCCTAAATTATAGTTATCAGGTTGTTTTCCTAAATGTATGTTAGTTTCTATTTTCCAAAATTTTAATAAATTTTTCCAATTAAAATCTAAATAGCTACCTTTGTCTCCAGTGTAACCTTCAAATACATCAATTTCAGGAGGCCAAGATTCAAAAGCCCACATCCAAAAAGCAGGCCATAAGTTTTTACCTTTTGGTAATTTTGCTTCTATTTCAAAATAACCATAACCAAACCTTTCAACACACGATACTAACCCAACTCCTACAGATATCTCTTTGTCTCCAAATTTTTTTGGGTTCTTATGTGTTTTTAGTATTAGTTCTTTATTACTATCAATTTCTATAGCTTCAGGATCATAATAACAAAAATCTTTATCTTGGTGGTATTGTCCCCACCTTTCTTGAGTTAACCATTCATAACCTGACCAATTAATGGTTTTCATATTATTTGTGGTTTCTTTATTTCTATTATTTTGGCTAAAGCCGAACTTATATTTATCTCTTTATCAATACGGAAATTTGAATGGTATTGGTGTTCATTTAATATTATAGCTACACTACCTTCTCTACCCTTAGCATATTCATGGGTATTATCAAATAGGGATCTATATAGTTCTTCAAAGTCTTTAACTCCCGAATCGGCAATTATTTGTCTTAACTTTCGATAATCCGTTTTTGGGTTTTTTAATTCTGTTATGATTTGTTTTATATAGTTGGATGATACAATAATTGATTCATCTAATACTAATTCATTATCCTTAGTTGATAACTGAATTGTATTTAACATTTTTCGTATATCCGGATGATGTGTGTTAACTATGTTAACGAGAGCTTCGATTTCGAATTTTGTTTTTTCTGTATCTAATATTGATTTTAGGTGTTTAGCTATCTCCTTTTTACTTGGAGGGACTATTTTTAGTACTTGGCATCTTGATTGTAGTGGGTCTATTATCCTTTCTACAAAGTTACACGTCATAATAAAACGTGTTGTTCTTGAAAATGTTTCTATTACATTTCTTAAAGATGCTTGCGCTTGAATTGTAAGGAAATCTGCCTCGTCGAGTATGACAACTTTAATCTGTCGAAACGAAGCAGAACTTGAGAAACTTGTGACTTTATCCCTAATAGTTTCGATGCCACGTTCATCACTAGCGTTAATGTATAAATAATCGCAGTCCAAATTGTTAACAATGAGTTTAGCAAGAGTAGTTTTACCCGTTCCAGCAGGTCCATAAAAGATAAAGTTTTGTATATCATCTTGATCTAAATATTTTTGTATTTGTGTTTTAATATGCTCATTCCCTACATATTCCGTAAGAGTTTTAGAACGATATTTCTCTACTAAAAGTGAATGTTCTTTAGTATTCATCACCATATATATTATATTTTTTAATTGGTTCAGGTTTTATTTCTTCTTCTGTTGATTTTATAGCATATAATTTACTTCCTAAAGGATCTAATCTATACTCACCCTTGAAATTAGTAACTCCTAAGTAAGCCTCCAAAGTATCTGTTAAAGATTTATGTACTACATTTTTAGAATCATCAACTAGAATCCAGTTATCACCAGGCGCTTTGCGCCTGGCTATTAACTCGTTTGTTTCTACAACCTTTGTTTTCATATTTCTTCTTTGACTATTGTTAATATACAACAGCTTATTATGAATATCAAATTTAAAACCATATTACATCATTCCCCCCATTAAAGCTGAAGGGTCTATTTCGTTAGATGAGTTTTCATTTGGTTTATCAACTATTGTACATTCTGTTAATAAAATAGTTCCAGCAATGGAAGATGCATTTTGTAATGCACTTCTAGTTACCTTAAATGGATCAATAATACCTTCTTCTTTTAAATTAGTTACTTTGTTAGTTTTAATATTATAACCTACCCAATCTAAATCTTCAACTTTAAATGATATTTTCTTTGCTTTATCGGGGGTGTAACCTGCATTAGTTAGTATTTGAATAAATGGTTGTTTACATGCTTTTTTAACAATGTTAACCCCAAATTCAAAATCCTTATTTCCTGTGGATGTAAGATTTAAAGATGATCCTAGTAAAGCAACTCCACCACCAGGTAAAATACCTTCTTCAATTGCAGCTTTTGTAGCATTTAGAGCATCATCTACTCTATCTTTTTTCTCATTCATTTCAGTTTCAGTATTCCCACCTACATGAACAATTGCTACTCCACCTACAAACTTAGCCATTCTGTCTTGTAGTTTTTCCATTTCAAATGGTGTTTGGGCTGCTTCTATTTGAGTGGCTAATTCTTCTACCCTAGCAGTAATAGCATCTTCAGTACCTTTACCATCAACAATAGTTGTTTTATCTTTAGTTATAGTAGCTACCCTAGCTTCACCAAACCATTCCCAACTAAATTTATCAAGTTTCATACCTTTTTCTTTGGTAAAGACTTGACCTCCTGTTAATGTAGCTATATCATCTAATACTAATTTTTGTCTATCCCCAAAATCAGGAGCTTTAACAGCACATACTTTTAGTGTACCTCTCATTTTATTAACAATAAGAGTAGCTAATGCTTCATTATCTATATCTTTAGCAATAATTAAAAGTGATTTATTGGTATTTGATACACTTTCTAATATTGGTAATAATTCTTTTACTTGTGTAAAAGTATGGTCTGCTATTAAAACATAACAATCACTTAATGTCGATGTCATGTTGCTATTGTTAGTAACAAAATAAGGTGATTTATAACCTCTGTCAAACTGCATCCCTTCAACAGTTTCTAAATATGTTTCTCCTGTTTTAGATTCTTCAATATGAACAACTCCTTCTCTACCTACTTTTTCCATAGCTCTTGAAATAAGTTTTCCTATTGTAGGATCATTGTTAGCTGAGATTGTAGCAATTTGTTCTAGTTGCTCTGGAGAGGAGATATCTTCATTAATTGTTCTTAAATTAGTTATAACTTGTTCTACAGCATTGTCAATTCCTCTTTTAATATCTACGGCATTTGCCCCATTATCTAATTGCTCTAAACCTGCTTTTACCATTTCTCTTGCTAATAGGGTTGAAGTAGTTGTACCATCACCTGCCTTATCTGCGGTTTTAATAGCTGCTTGTTTAAGCATTTGAACGCCCAATTCTTGGATGGGTTCTTCTAAGGAAATATTTTTTGCTACTGTTACCCCATCTTTAGTTGATTGAGGGTAATCATTTGGTTTTGAAATTACTACATTCCTACCATTAGGTCCTAGTGTTGATACTACAGCATTAGCTATTATATCAATCCCTTCAACTAATTTCTTTCTAGCTTCAGGTCCAAATTCTATAATTTTACTCATTGTTTAATAATTGTTTTTCTTCGGGTGTAACTTCTGTTTCTGCTAATACATCTTCTATAGAGATGTTATTTTTTAATCTGGCTAGGATTTGGTTTTCTTGACCTATATAAAATTCATCTCCTTTATGTTCTAATTTTGTAAATCCTATTGTAGGTAAAATAACTTTATCTCCTATTTTAATTTCAGTTTCTATAAAACCTACTCCAGCTACATGCCTTCCAGGTCCTACAGCTACTACTGTCCCATGTTCATTTCTATCTTTACCTAAATCAGGTACTACAATTGATCCGTATGTTGTTTCTTCCTCTTCTTGAGGTTTAACAATAACGGCATCGAATAATGCTTCTAATTCTGTCATAACGTTTTTTTAATGTTTAGTTTAATATATGAAAAAAATCTCAATAAGCAAACCTAGGATGCGGTTTTTTTACTTAATTGTTATTGTTTTTGATTTTTTTGTCTGTTGATGTTGGGATGAATAAATGGAGTAATCCATTTTCCATTTTAGCTTCTACTTTTGATAAATCAAATTTAGCTGCTATTTTATACCCTAATTTAAAGGATCTTTTTGCTAATCCCTTATAAATGTA